TGACTTTAGAGATTTACTATGAGCTTTCAGTAAATTATTAATTGAAGTATTAACACTTCTAGTAATTTCTGAATCGTGTACGTTTTGAGTATCTGAATAAATAGTATTATTTATATTTTTATTTCTATTGAGAATTCTTAAAACTGCAGGGTGATGAGGTCCTTCAAAGGGATTATTATAATAATTTACATAAGTTAAATTTCTTAAATTTCTAATTGGTAAAAGGGTTGTTATTTGATTATTATGACATTTTAATTTTTGTAAAGAAGTACAATTAGAAAGACAGTCAAGATTACTTAATTTATTACCGCTACACCATAATACTTGTAAAAAAGTACAATTAGAAAGACAATCAAGATTACTTAATTTACTATCACTACAATATAATTCTTGTAAGGAAGTACATTTGGAAAGTACATCAAGACTACTTAAATTATTATAACTACAATCTAAATATTGTAAAGAAGTACAATTAGAAAGACAATCAAGATTACTTAATTTATTGTGACTACACCATAATTTTTGTAAAGAAGTACAATTAGAAAGGAAATCAAGATTACTTAATTGATTACTACTACAATTTAATTTTTGTAAAGAAGTACAATTAGAAAGACAATCAAGATTACTTAATTTATTATTACTGCAATCTAATACTTGTAAAGAAGTACAATTAGAAAGACAATCAAGATTACTTAATTTATTACTCCAACAATATAATTCTTTTAAATGAATAAATCTTTCTAATTTTAATTGTTGTAAACTTTGTAAATAATATGATGATCTAAGATTGATTATAATTACTTTACTATAATCGAAATCTTTGGGTAAATTTATTAATTGTTTGTAATCTAAAGTATCCATTACTTTGTATTTATATTAAATACAAATCATTTGATTTTTTTATTCAATTTATTTTATTCAAGGTACAACTCAGAGAAAATACTTAAATAAAATTCTATAGTATTATTTTCAATATTGTACTCTTCAAGTTTATTTCTAACAGTTTTTAATAATTCTTCTTTTTTGATTTTACCTTTTTCAAAATCATTTTTAATCAATGACATTACAGCATTAATTTGAGAAGTTTCTGAAATGTTAATACTTACAAGATCTGAAAAGCCATTCAATGAATTAACAGTTCTACTAATTCTTCCTGTAAAGCACATGCAAGATGAATCATTAAGTTCTTCCTCTAAACGTTTGATAATTTCAAGATTGTAATTAAGGGATTCTATTTCAGCAAATACTAACTGAAAAATCTCGAAATAACTCAAATTAAAATAAGAATGGACGTCATAAATCTGAAAATAATTCAATAAGTCTTCAATTCTTGGAAACTTTATTTCAATTAATTTGTTAATTATTTCATCTTCTGACTTTAGAGATTTACTATGAGCTTTCAGTAAATTATTAATTGAAGTATTAACACTTCTAGTAATTTCTGAATCGTGTACGTTTTGAGTATCTGAATAGATATTATCTATTAATTTATTTCCATTAAGAATTCTTAAAACTGCAGGGTGATGAGGTCCTTCAAAGGGATTTTCATGATAATTTACATAAGTTAAATTTCTTAAATTTCTAATTGGTAAAAGGGTTGTTATTTGATTATAACTGCAATCTAAGTCTTGTAAAGAAGTACAATTAGAAAGGAAATCAAGATTAATTAATTGATTATTATGACAATCTAATTTTCGTAAAGAAATACAATTAGAAAGAAAATCAAGATTACTTAATTTATTATAACTACAATCTAATTTTCGTAAAGAAATACAATTAGAAAGAAAATCAAGATTACTTAATTTATTACCACTACAACGTAATTTTTGTAAAGAAGTACAATTAGAAAGACAGTCAAGATTACTTAATTTATTATCTCTACAATATAATTCTTGTAAGGAAGTACAATTAGAAAGACAATCAAGATTACTTAATTTATTATTACTGCAATTTAATTCTTGTAAAGAAGTACAATTAGAAAGGAAATCAAGATTACTTAATTGATTACTACTACAACATAATACTTGTAAAGAAGTAAAATTAGAAAGGAATTCAAGATTACTTAATTTATTATCACTACAATATAATTCTTGTAAGGAAGTACAATTAGAAAGGAAATCAAGATCACTTAATTTATTATCACTACAATATAATGCTTTTAAAGAAGTACAATTAGAAAGTCTGTCAAGATTTTTCAATTTGTTATAACTACAATCTAATTTTTGTAAAGAAGTACAATTAGAAAGACAATCAAGATTACTTAATTGATTCCTCCAACAATATAATTCTTGTAAAGAAGTACAATTAGAAAGACAATCAAGATCACTTAATTTATTACCACTACAACATAATTCTTTTAAAGAAGTACAATTAGAAAGACAATCAAGATTACTTAATTTATTACTCCAACACCATAATTTTTGTAAAGAAGTACAATTAGAAAGACAATCAAGATTACTTAAAAAATTATTCCAACAATATAATACTTGTAAAGAAGTACAATTAGAAAGACAATCAAGATTACTTAATTGATTATTCTGACAATATAATTCTTTTAAATGAATAAATCTTTCTAATTTTAATTGTTGTAAACCTTCTAAATAATATGATGGACTAATATTAATTATAATTACTTTACTATAATTGAAATCTTTAGGCAAATTTATTAATTTGTTGTAATTCAATGTGGTCATTATGTTTAAATTTTATCATAATACATGAATTTCTGTTCAATTTTAATTAAATTAATTAAAATTATTTTATTCAAGATACAACTTAGAGAAAATCTTAATGTAAAATTCAATGTCTTCTTCTTTAGAATTGTATTCTTCAAGTCTTCTTTTAACAGAATCTAGTAATTCTTCTTTTTTGATTTTACCTTTTTCAAAATCATTTTTAATCAATGACATTACAGCATTAATTTGAGAAGTTTCTGAAATATTAATACTTACAAGATCTGAAAAGCCATTCAATGAATTAACAGTTCTACTAATTCTTCCTGTAAAGCACTTACATTCTGATTCATTAAGTTCTTCCTCTAAACGTTTGATAATTTCAAGATTGTAATTAAGGGATTCTATTTCAGCAAATACTAACTGAAAAATCTCGAAGTAACTCAAATTAAAATAAGAATGGACGTCATAAATTTGGAAATAATTCAATAAGTCTTCAATTCTTGGAAACTTTATTTCAATTAGTTTGTTAATTATTTCATTTTCTGACTTTAGAGATTTACTATGTCAGTAAATTATTAATTGAAGTATTAACACTTTTTAGTAATTTCTGAATCGTGTACGTTTTGAGTATCTGAATAGATATTATCTATTAATTTATTTCCATTAAGAATTCTTAAAACTTCTGGATGATGAGGTCCTTCAAAGGGATTATTATAATAATTTACGTTAGATAAATTTCTTAAATTTCTAATTGGTAAAAGGGTTGTTATTTGATTATAACTGCAATTTAATACTTGTAAAGAAGTACAATTAGAAAGACAATCAAGATTACTTAATTGATTATAACTGCAATCTAAGACTTGTAAAGAAGTGCAATTAGAAAGTCCATTAAGATTACTTAATCGGTTATAACCGCAATTTAAATATTGTAAAGAAGTGCAATTAGAAAGTCCATTAAGATTACTTAATTGATTACGACTACAATATAAGTCTTGCAAAGAAGTACAATTAGAAAGAAAATCAAGATTATTTAATTGATTATAACTACAACATAATTCTTTTAAAGAAGTACAATTAGAAAGTCCATCAAGATTACTTAATCGATTATAACCACAACTTAAATATTGTAAAGAAGTGCAATTAGAAAGTCCATTAAGATTACTTAATGGATTACGGCTGCAATCTAATTCTTGTAAAGAAGTAAAATTAGAAAGACAACCAAGATTATTTAATCGATTATAACCGCAATTTAAATATTGTAAAGAAGTACAATTAGAAAGGAAATCAAGATTAATTAATTGATTAAGACTACATTCTAATTCTTGTAAAGAAGTACAATTAGAAAGACAATCAAGGTTACTTAATCGATTATTACCACAATATAATTTTTGTAAAGAAGTACAATTAGAAAGGAAATCAAGATTAATTAATTGATTATAACTGCAATATAGTTCTTGTAAAGAAGTACAATTAGAAAGACAATCAAGATTACTTAAATGATTAAAGTGACATTTTAATGTTTGTAAAGAAGTACAATTAGAAAGACAGTCAAGATTACTTAATTGATTACTACCACAATTTAATACTTGTAAAGAAGTACAATTAGAAAGACAATCAATATTACTTAATTGATTAAACTGACAATATAATTCTTGTAAATTATAAAATCTTTCTAAATTTAATTCGGTTAAACTTTTTAATTTACAATTATTAACAATAATTTTAATTACGGAATCGTAATCGAAATCTTTAGGCAAATTTATTAATTTATCGTAATTTAAGGTAGTCATTTTTGACTTTTAATTAAATTAATTAAATTTTCAATCAATTTTAATTAATTTAATTAAAATTATTTTATTCAAGATACAACTCAGAGAAAATCTTAATGTAAAATTCAATGTCTTCTTCTTTAGAATTGTACTCTTCAAGTTTATTTCTAACAGAATCTAGTAATTCTTCTTTTTTGATTTTACCTTTTTCATAATCATTTTTAATTAATGACATTATAGCATTAATTTGAGAAGTGTCAGAAATTCTGATATTTAATGTTCTGAAAAAGAATTCAAACAATTGACAGTTCTATTAAAACGTCCTGTAAAGCACTTACATTCTGATTCATTAAGTTCTTCTTCTAAACGTTTAAGAATTTCAGAATTGTAATTAAGTCTTTCTATTTCAGCAAATACTAACTGAAATACTTCAAAGTAGGAATGGATATCTTCTATCTTAAAATAATTTATCAAATCCATAATTCTGGGAAACTTAATGTCAAGTAATTTATTTATTATTTTTCCTTCATTCTTAATAGAATTACCATGGGCTTTTATTAAATTATTAATTGAAGTATTAACATTAATATTTATTTCTGGATCATGTGCATCCTAATTGTCATTGTAAATATTATTAATAGTTTTATTTCAATTAAGAATTCTCAATATAGCTGGAATAATGAGGTCATTCAAAAGGATTGATATGGTAAGCTATATAATTCAAGACCCAAAATTTTTAACAGATAAAAGCAATTTTATTTGATTATTACGACAATAAAAATATTTTAAAGAAGTACAATTAGAAATTCCGTCAAGATTAATTAAATTATTATAACTGCAATCCAAATATTTTAAAGAAATGAAATTAGAAATCCAGCCAAGGTTTTTTTGACATATTGCACCTACACTTTAATTCTTATAAATTATAAAATTTTTCCAATTTCAACCTACCCCACTGATATCAATTTTAATTACAGAACCGTAATCAAAATCTTTGGATATTTACTCTAAATTATAATGATATAAAGTATTCATAATTTATTTTAAACTTAGAATATTTGATTTTTTATTAAATTAATTAAATGCTTGTAACTGATTATTAAGTTATGAATCATTGATTTTTTAAATAAAAGTTCGAGAGATCCAATTTTTATAATTATAATTCATTTAGTATCCCCATGTCTTAAACATTTAAAAAATTTATGAATATGTAAAAGGATATTATTATAAAATTTAGGCTATAGAATTTTAATTTTATTAGTTCGTGTGCCAAATACTTAAAGGTTATTTGGCACGGGACGTTTTTATGTCAACTACCATACTGCGTTAACAATACAATAATCAACATAGACTGCTGCGCGCCAAACGGGAAAAACTAAAAGAACAATCATCAACTCAAATCTAACACGACTCCCGGGTACCACATTGCTGTGATAGTCATGTCAAATCTAAATTAATATTCATCCTCTCAGTCTCTCCCGTCTAGCAGAGGGAGCAGCAATCCGTCCCGTTTTTTTCATTTACTCGGTTCTCACATTGCTTTGGTCCTGGGAAAGGCTGCTGGACCTATTGAACATCTCGAATTCATACAAAGGAATCAGAATAGGAGACATGGGGACGTAGAAGGAACCATTGTAATCATACACCTTGAAGTGCACGAACCCATCTTGGATCTCAGCGAATTTGAAAGTCGTGCTGAAGCGACGGAAGCATTCTTCCAGGTACATTTTCCCAGAAATTTCGAACGTCAAGTCCTCGTTGAACACAAGTTCAAAGACGTTTTTGTTTCTGGCAAACGTTTCGGTTTCCGTAAAGAACGAGAACTTGAACGCTTGCTTTTCAACGACGTCCTTGTACTCGTCGTCCATGGCAATGAGCTTTTTGAAAGGCTTGATTGTGGTCACTTTCGGAAAGGCAATTACTGGTTTGAGGGTTCGGATGAAGGCGATGATGATAGACCTAGTAACATACTCAGAATAATTTGCGAGAAAAGCTGACATTTTAAAGAATACTGAATCAATAATAAGTAAAAAAATAAGTTTTTTAAATCAATTTTAAAAAATTTTATTATTATTTGTTCATTTAGTAAAAATTGTTAAATTATTTTAACTATCTTTTAATGAAATTTCTAGTAAAATAAAATTTTTAATTTAATTAAATTAATTAAATTATTTTTATTTATTGTAAATCTAGAAAATCTTAAAATATATTTTTTTATTAGTTTTTTAGAGATTTATCATTTTTAAAAAAAGTCATAATAGATTCTAGTAATTTTTCTTTCATAATTTTATCTTTTTCGAAATAATCGTTAATCAATGACTTAATAGTATCAATTTCAGAACTTCTCAAACTTTTAATATTATCTGAACTAGAAAAAGAATTCAAACATTCGATAGTTTGAATAATATATTTTGTAAAACACATACCAGCAAAATTTTTAATTTCTTTTTTTAAGCGATTAAGAATTTCAGGATTATAGTTAAGATGTTCTATTTCGGCAAATACTAACTGAAAAACTTCAAAGTATGTTACATTGAAATAAGGATGAACATAATCATATCTTAAATAATTTATCAAGTCGCTAATTTCAGAAGATGAAAAATTATGTTCAAGTAATTTTTCGATGATTTCTTTTTCTGATTTAATATGATTACTATGGGTTTTCATTAAATTAATAATTAAAGTATTAATATTTTTATTTATTTCCAAATCATGTATGTTTTGAGTATCATTAGAACAATACATATTATCCCCATTCTTAATTTTGTTAAGAAATCTTTGAACAGCGGGATGTTGGGAATTAATATATTTGGAATTAAGTTTCACTGCTTCAAGCGTATAATCAATATTAAAATTTCCATATCGGAAACTCCAAAAATCTCTATTACAAGAAAATTTTTGTAAATTTTTCAAATTTAAGATTGGTATAAGTGTTTCTATAACATTATCATTACAATTTAATTCTTTCAAAGAAGTACAATTAGAAATTCCATTGAGATTTTTTAATTTATTATTACTACAGTCTAATTCTTGTAAAGAAGTACAATTAAAAAGATCATCAAGATTTTCCAAGTTGTTATGACTGCAATATAAATAAGTTAGGGAAGTACTACCGCTGATACCATTAAGATTTTTTAGTCTGTTATCACTGCAAACTAAATATTGTAAAGAAGTACATTTAGAAAGGCAATCAATATTTGATAGTTCATTTTCAGAACAAACTAAATGTTGCAATGAAGTACATTTAGAAAGACAATCAATATCTGATAGCATGTTCGTATTGCAATACAATTTTATTAGATTAGTAAATCTTTCTAGTTTTAATTCAGTTAAACTTTTCAAATTACATTCGTGAATATAAATTTCGATTACGGAACTGTAATCAAAATCTTTAGGTAACGAAATTAATTTTTTATAATTTAAGGTAGTCATTTTTGAATTTTTATTCAAAAATTAAATTTTGTAATCAATTTTAATTAATTTAGTTAAAATTGATTACAAAATTGATGTATTTCATTAAAACCTAAAATATAATGATTAACTTAAATTATGAACAATTAATAACTTTGCCTGAAGATTTTGATTACGGGACTATAATTAAAATTGATGTTAGTGGTCGTAAGTTAAAAAGATTATCTGAATTAAAATTAGAAAGATTTTATAATTTACAAGAATTAAATTGCAGTGAAAATAAATTAAAAAATATTGACGAACTTTCTAATTGTACTTCTTTACAGAAATTAAATTGTCATAGTAATCGGATATCTAATCTTGATGGACTTTTTAACTGTATCTCCCTGCAGAAATTAAATTGTCATAGTAATCAAATATGTAATCTTAACAAACTTTCTAACTGTACTTCTTTAAAAAAATTAGTTTGTTCTATTAATGAAATAACTAATCTTAATGGCATTTCTAATTGTACTTCTTTACAATATTTAGATTGCAGTGAAAATAAAATAGGAAATCTTGATAGTATTTCTAACTTTATTTTTTTAAAAAAATTAGTTTGTTCTATTAATCAAATAACTAATCTTAATGGCATTTCTAATTGTACTTCTTTACAATATTTAAAATGCAGTGATAATTTGATAAAAAATCTTGATGGACTTTTTAATTGCACTTCTTTACAATATTTAGATTGCGGTAGAAATAAAATAGAAAATCTTGATAAACTTTCTAATTGCACTTCTTTGCAAAGATTATATTGCAAGAGTAATCAAATAATTAATCTTGATGGACTTTCTAATTGCACTTCTTTACAATATTTAAAATGTAGTAATAATTGGTTAAAAAATCTTGATGGACTTTCTAATTGTACTTCTTTAGAATATTTAAATTGCACTGATAATGTAATAAAAAATCTTAATGGACTTTCTAATTGCACTTCTTTGCAAGGATTATATTGCGGGAGTAATGAAATAACTAATTTTTATGAACTCTCTAAATGCACTTCTTTAAAAGAATTAAATTGTAGACGATCTGAATTAGAAAATCTTGATGATCTTGCTAATTGCACTTCTTTACAATATTTAGATTGTGCTGATAATAAAATAACTAATCTTGATGGACTTTCTAATTGCACTTCTTTACAATATTTAGATTGTGCTGATAATCTATTAACTAATCTTAATGGACTTTCCAATTGTACTTCTTTGCAAGAATTGGATTGTAGTTCTAATGAAATAACTAATCTTGATAGGCTTTCCAATTGTACTTCTTTAAGAAAAATATATTGTAGTGATAATCGATTAACTGATCTTAATGAACTTTGTAAATGTACTTCTTTACAAGAATTATATTGTGATATTAATCAAATAAGTAACCTTAACGGACTTTCTAACTGTACTTTTTTACGAATATTGTATTGCTCTTACAATCGATTAACTAATATTAATGGAATTTCTAATTGTATTGCTTTACAAGAATTATGGTGTACTCATAATAAAATAAATAACATTGATGGCCTTTATAATTGTACTTCTTTAATATATTTAGATTGTCAATATAATAATTTAACTAATCTTGATGGACTTTCTAATTGTACTTCTTTGCAGAGATTAGATTGCAGCAATAATCAATTAACAACCCTTTTACCAATTAGAAATTTAAGAAATTTATCTCACGTAAATTATTTTAATAATCCTTTTGAAAGGCATCATCACCCTGTTGTTTTAAGAATTCTTAATAGAAATAAAAAAATAAATAACATTTATAATAATACACAAAATGTACATGATTCAGAAATAAATATTAGTGTTAATACTTCAATTAATAACTTATTGAAAACTCATAGTAATTATATTAAAACAAAACAAAAAATAATTAATAAATTACTTGAACTTAAGTTTCCTAGAATTGAAGATCTCTTGAAGTATTTTAGTACTTGTGATATTCATTCCTACTTTAACATGACTTACTTTGAAGTATTTCAGTTAGTATTTGCTGAAATAGAAAGACTTAATTACAATCCTGAAATTCTTAAACGTTTAGAAGAAGAACTTAAAGATTCTGAAGGTAAATGTTTTACAGGACGTTTTAATAGAACTGTAAATTGCTTGAACTCCTTTTCTGAACATGTAAATATCAGAATTTCAGATAATTCTCAGATTAATGCTGTAATGTCATTAATTAAAAATGATTATGAAAACGGTAAAATTAAAAAAGAAGATTTACTAGATTCTGTTAAAAGAAGGCTTGAAGAGTACAATTCTAAAGAAGAAGACATTGAATTTTATATTAAGATTTTCTCTGAGTTGTACCTTGAATAAAATAATTTTAATTAATTTAATTAAAATTGAACAGAAATTCATGTATTATGATAAAATTTAAACATAATGACTACATTGAATTACAACCAATTAATAAATTTGCCTAAAGATTTCGATTACAGAACCGTAATTAAAATTGATATTAGTGATTGTAAATTAAGAAGTTTAACCGAATTAAAATTAGAAAGATTTATTAATTTAATAGAATTATATTGTCATAATAACTATTTCTATGATCTCAATTTCCTTTCTAATTGTACTTCTTTACAAAAATTATATTGTCATGATAATTATTTATTTGATCTTGATTGTCTTTCTAATTGTACTTCTTTACAATATTTAGATTGTGGTGGTAATTGTTTAAGTAATCTTGATTGTCTTTCTAATTGTACTTCTTTGCAAAAATTAAATTGTTCGTATAATAAATTAAGTAATCTTGACTTTCTTTCTAATTGTACTTCTTTACAAAAATTATGGTGTTGGGATAATAAATTAAGTAATCTTGATTGTCTTTCTAATTGTACTTCTTTACAAGTATTATGGTGTACTAATAATAAATTAAGTAATCTTGATTGTCTTTCTAATTGTACTTCTTTACAAGTATTATGGTGTTATAATAATAAATTAAGTAATCTTGATTGTCTTTCTAATTGTACTTCTTTACAAGAATTATGGTGTAGTAATAATAAATTAAGTAATCTTGATTGTCTTTCTAATTGTACTTCTTTACAAAAATTAGATTGTCGTAATAATCAATTAATTAATCTTGATTTCCTTTCTAATTGTACTTCTTTACAAGAATTAGACTGTAGTACTAATCAAATAACAACCCTTTTACCAATTAAAAATTTAAGAAATTTAACTTACTTAAATTATTATAATAATCCCTTTGAAGAACCTCATCATCCAGCAGTTTTAAGAATTCTCAATAGAAATAAAAATATAAAAAATACCATTTATTCAAATACTCAAAACGTACACGATTCAGAAATTACTAAAAGTGTTAATACTTCAATTAATAATTTACTGAAAGCTCATAGTAAATCTCTAAAGTCAGAAAATGAAATAATTAACAAATTAATTGAAATAAAGTTTCCAAGAATTGAAGACTTATTGAATTATTTCCAAATTACAGATATTCATTCTTATTTTAATTTAAGTTACTTCGAGATTTTTCAGTTAGTATTTGCTGAAATAGAATCCCTTAATTATAATCCTGAAATTATCAAACGTTTAGAGGAAGAACTTAATGATGCTTCTTGCATGTGCTTCACTGGAAGAATTAATAGAACTGTTAATTCATTGAATGGTTTTTCAGATCTTGTAAGTATTAATATTTCGGGAACTTCTCAAATTAATGCTGTATTGTCATTAATTAAAAATGATTTTGAAAATAATAAAATCAAAAAAGAAGAATTATTAAAAACTGTTAGAAATAAACTTGAAGAGTACAGTATTAAAAATGATACTATAGAATTTTATTTAAGTATTTTCTCTGAGTTGTACCTTGAATAAATATTATTTAATTATTTTAATTAAATAAATTTGAGTAAAAATTATAATAATCTATTAAACTTTAAAACATAATGACTACATTATTTTACTTTGAAATGATATTCTTATTATCTGAAGATTTTGAGTGCATAACTACAATCAAAATCGACGTTTCTTAATGTAAGTTAAAAAGTTTAATTTGGTTAAAATTAGAAAGATTTTATAATTTACAAGAATTAAAGTGTATTGATTTACAATTAGAAAGGTAATCAAGATTGCTTAATTGATTAACCTAACAATATAATTCTTGTAATTTATAAAACCTTCAGGCAAGGACATTAATTGTTTATATTTTAAATATTAATTAAATACCCAATTTTTCATTCAATTTTAATTAAATTAATTAAAATCATTTTATTCAAGGTACAACTCAGAGAAAATCTCAAGATAAAACTTAATGTCTTCTTCTTTAGCATCGTACTCTTCAAGTCTATTTTTAACAGTATCTAGTAAATCTTCTTTTTTAATTTTATTATTTTCAAAATCATTTTTAATTAATGACATAATAGCATTAATTTGAGAAGTTTCTGAAATGTTAATACTTACAAGATCTGAAAAGCCATTCAATGAATTAACAGTTCTACTAATTCTCCCTGTAAAGCACTTACATTCTGATTCGTCAAGTTCTTCTTCCAAACGGTGAAGAATTTCAGGATTATAATTAAGGGATTCTATTTCAGCGAATACTAACTGAAAAATCTCAAAATAACTTAAATTAAAATAAGAATGAATATCTTTAATCTGGAAATAATTCAATAAGTCTTCAATTCTTGAAAACTTAAGATCAATTAATTTATTAATGATTTCATCTTCTGATTTTAGAGATTTACTATGAGCTTTCAATAAATTATTGATTGAAATGTTAACACTTTTAGTAATTTCTGAGTCATGAACATTTTGGGAGTCTGAATAGATGGTATTTTTTATATTTTTATTTCTAGTGAGAATTCTCAATACAGCAGGATGATGAGGTCCTTCAAAAGGATTACTATAATAAATTAAGTATTTTAAAGTTCTTAAATTTCTAATTGGTAAAAGTGTCGTTAATTTGTTGTCACTACAATTTAAATCTACTAAAGAAGTACAATTAGAAAGTACATCAACATTAGTTATTCGATTATTGCTACAATTTAATTCTTTTAAAGACGTACAATTAGAAAGACAGTCAAGATTACTTATTTTATTATACTTACAATATAATTTTTGTAAAGAACTGCAATTAGAAAGAAATTCAAGATTAGTTAAATGATTATTAGAACAATTTAATATTCTCAAAGAAGTAAAATTAGAAAGACAATCAATATTTTGTAATCGATTAGAATGACAATATAATTCTTGTAAAGAAGTACAATTAGAAAGACAATCAATATTACTTAATTGATTACGACTACAATCTAATTCTTGCAAGTTATAAAATCTTTCTAATTTTAATTCAGATAAACTTGTTAATTTACATCGTGAAATGCAAATTCCAATAACTTTACCATAATCATAATCTTCAGGGAGATTCATCAAATGATAATATTTTAAGGTATATTTTAAGGTTTCCATTATTTTGGTTTTATATGTAAATACAATTAGATAATTTTTATTAAAGGTACATCTCAGAGAGAATACTTTGATAAAATTTAATATTTTACTCTTCAAGTTTATTTTTAACAGTTTTCAATAAATCTATTTTTTAATTTTATTATTTATGTATTTTTTATAAGAATTATATTGTGAAAATAATCAAATAACATCTCTTTTATCAATAAGGAATTTAAGTACTATTATGACGGAAATCCTTTTGAAGGACCTCATGATACCGCTGTATTGAGAATTCTTGAAAGTAATAAAACTATTAGTAATATTTGCAGTGACAATCAGAATGTACATGATTCCGAAATAAACATTAATATTAATACTTCAAATAATAACTTATTGAAAGCTCATAGTAATTCTATTAAGACAGAACAAGAAATCATTGACAAATTAAATGAACTTAAATTCTCTAGAATTGAAGATCTAAAAACTTATTTTAATAATAAAGATGTTCATTCTTACTTTAACATGACTTTCTTTGAAGTTTTTCAATTAGTGTTTGTTGAAATAGAAAAACTTAATTTTAATCCTGAAATTTTTAAACGTTTAGAAGAAGAACTTGAAGATTCTACTAATATGTGTTTTACAGGACGTCTTAATAGAACTGCCAATTGCTTGAACTCCTTTTCTGAACATGTAAGTATTAGAATTTCTGACAATTCCCAAATTAATACTGTTATGTCATTAATTAAAAATGATTTTGAAAAAGGTAAAATTAAGAAGAAAGATCTACTAGATACTGTTAGGACTAGACTTAACAAATATAATTCTAAAGAAGAAGACATTGAATTTTATATTAAGATTTTCTCTGAGTTGTACCTTGAATAAATTAAATAAATAATTTTGAATGAAAATTCATATGTTTCATTAGAGTTTAAAATGAAAAGTCCTATTTTAATCAGGAAATTCGTTAATGAAAAATCTATGGTAGATATCTTAAATTCATTGCAAGAAGAGGGAATAATTGAGAATATCAAAAATTTAGTTTTACATGATTCCCTTGATATTCCAGTAATTTTTGGCCTTGAAAGATTAAAATCATTGGAAACTTTAGATTGCTGGAAATGTCAAACTTATCAAATATTAAACCTTGATAAAATTTTAAATTTAAAAGAAATTAGAGCATCTGCAAATAATATTTCAAATATTTCATATTTTAATAATTGTAATAATCTTGAAAAGCTTAACCTTAATGGTAATAAAAAATTAGAAATTGTGGATGGATTATTCAATTGTAATTCCCTTAAATTTCTAGAACTTTCATTTTGCAATATTTCAAAATTAGATCTCCATTGTTACTTTCTCGAAGAGCTTCTCTTAAAAAATAATAAAATTAGAGAAATAAATAATATCAATCATTTAAGAAATCTAAAAATCTTAAATCTTGGAAGTTCTAATTATACATCATTAATAGATATTAATATAGATACATTAGAAGAATTCATTTTAGCAAATTCTACTATTAATGATGTCAAAGTAAATAGTAAAAATTTAAAATTAGTAAATTTTCATTATTCTCATTTTACAAATGATTGTAAATTGGAAATTTCTAATTGTTCTGTATTAGATGTTAGTTTTAGTAATTTTAATAGTACAGTTTTTAATCAAATTAAATTTAATGAAAAATTACAATTATTGGGATATTCTTGTATTGAACATAATGACATTCTTTTTTCAGACATTATTAATAAATTTCCTAATATTTTAGAATTTGAATTATACAAAACACACTTCATAGATTATTCTTATAATCCAAATAATGAAAGCTTTGAAATTTATTCAATTAAAAGAAAGACTATAGATGAAGATTTCATTGAAATCGAGTAAAAAAATAATCTTTTAATAATTTTTATTAAAAGTATTTTGTAATGAATTTTTCAAAAAAGAATTTTAAAACATTTTGGTTTTGTGATCTTTACCCACAAAAATTGTTTGAAATGGAAAATGAGAATGATTGTAATACTTTATTTCACATTGATTTCGCTAATTTAGATTTGAAAGATCAAGATATTTACACCTTGGATAATTTCTCTACTAAAGAAATTATCCAAATTTAATGTTGTAGGAATTGATATTTCAGGTAATAAATTCAAAGATATATCATGGATTAATGATTTTAAAAATATTAGATATCTTAATATTTCTGATAATAAAATTTCTGATATAAATTGTATATTTTATGAAAATTTAGAAAACTTAGATTGTTGTTTTAATAGAATTACTGATTTGGATGTACTTTTAAATAATAATTCTCTGGAGATTTTAGATTGTAGTTATAATTCAATTACTTCTTTTGAAGTCCTGAAAACTCTCAAAAATTTAAAAAATTTAACATGTTTTTCTAATGAATGTATATTAAAGATAGATGATTTTAAGAATCTCAAAGAAGTTAAATATGATAAATTTAAAGGGTGTACTGGATATTCTACTTATAGCAAAAGAAATTAATATTTGTACTTTAATTAAGTACAAACTGTTTACACAAACTTTTATATGAATACACTTCATCATAATTTTAAATTTTTATTCTTCTAGTTGCAGTTATGAATTTTTTCATAAAATGAATCATGTTAATCTATTTTTCTACCATTTTTCTTTTAATATTTTTATAGTAAAATTAGAATGTAAAACATCAATAGTAGTTTATATAATAGATGTTGTTGATAGATTTCTTTACTAATTAAAATTATATTTAATAATTAAGTATTTTTCCTTATTAAAATTCTATATTAATTGAGTTCATGAAATTTAATATTCTTATAAACTAGAACATAAAAAAGAGGGATGGTACATACTATTAGTTTCAATTAGTATTTTTCTATGACCTCACATAAAATATAAATTTGAAAATAAAATACATTTTTTTACAAATCTATTGATATCCCTAAATGAATATTACTTACAATGAGGAGGGTGATAAAATACTTCGTATCAATCGTTATAAATACAACGATCCTCAAGAAATTATTAATTATCTTAATGATAATCTTGATGTTTATCAATTAGAATTAGATATTAATATTAATGTTGATTTCGATCTTTCTAGGTTGTATAATTTAAAAATTCTTGAAATTAAATACAATAATTCTTCTTTTACAGATCTATCAAAGTTATCGCTTAAAAAACTTATCATTAAATTTTATGAAGCTGTAACTGTAAAATATCCTAAGAATAATCAAATACTATCCTTAGAAATTTTTTTTTATGATGACTTAGAAAATAAATATCTTGATATTCCATATGAAGATTTTTTACATTTGAGAAAATTAAAGATAACAGCTAATCATATTCCTATTAATCTAAATAACAAAATATATAATTGTACTCAACTAATATTACTTATAATAAGATGTAGTAATCTTATATGTATTGACTTGTCTAAGTTTCCTAATCTTAAGAGAGTTATATTACCAGAAATTAATGATATTCAAGAGAATAAATCTCTTGAATATATTAATATTGACGAATACAAAAAAGAGGACATTAACTTCACCTTAATGCCTAACATCAAAGAAATTATAATAAATAAAGCTAAAACTCTTTCACGTATTAATATCTCTTCAAATGTGAATCTTAAATCAATAAATTTATATGAGTCTATGTTAGAAGACATTGATTTTTCAAAGAATATCAATCTTGAACAAATTTCGATTTATAAATCGAAATTGAAAGAAGTTAATCTCTTTTCAAATTTGAATCTTGAAAGAGTTAGATTTTTAAGTTCGAACTTGTCATCTATTGACATTTCAAAATTAGAAAAATTAACTTCTTTTTTCCTTGCATCTTGTAAAATTAAAAATTTAGATGTTACTTTTAATCATAATTTGAAATTTTTGACATTATCCGATATCTCCATTGATAATCTTGATTTATCTAATAATTTTTTGATAAGTCATCTCAAACTCAAACTCAATCTTAAACATGAGATTGATGTTAAACATATGTCTAATCTGAAATTTTATCATCCGCCACACAATTCTAAACATATTAACCTTAGTAATAATTTTCTGTTATCGGATCTGACCATCAATTCATTAGAAATAGATTTGGATTTAAGGAAAAATTCTAAATTGTATAGCTTAACCATTAAAAATTCAAGTATTCATGAATTAAAATTAAGTAATTATAATACTATTAATATTCTGAAGATTGACAATTCTAGAATTTTCAATTTTAACAACTTTTACTTTACTCGAGTAAAACAAGTTTTAATGATCGATTCAGAAGATATCTTTGTAAATTTTAAACAAAGATTTCCAAAAATTAACAATTTAACTTATGGATTCACTAAGAAAAATTACAGTATAACTTCACAAAATCTTCCATCAAGAATTATCTTGATTTCTAATAATACATTAGAATCATTGGATTTTCTTGAAGGTTGTAATCCAAACATTATTATTTCTATTAGGGATAAAGATGGTGAATATGGTATTGACCTTAACTCTCCTCTAATTAATTCAATTGATAAATTAATGTTATGTATTAAGTTTAAACTAATGAGAGAACTTCCTTATTCATTGGAACAAAATGTCCATTTTGATTCTATCACAGATCAAGTAAAGAATTGTATTAATAATATGAGGGATAACTATACCATCAATGTTATTGATAACAACTCAATTAAAATAAATATTAAAAACTTAATAGATAATGAACACAATTATACTAAAATTGAAGAAATTTATGATTTAAAATCTGAGAGTTTTGATATTTCATATTTTGAAATTCTTAAACTTGTATATATTCATATAGAGTCTTCTTTTAATGAAAACACCAAGAAAGAATTATTCAATATTTTAAAATTTAATATTATTGATGGATTAAATATATGTTTACACGGTAAAATAACAAGAATAATAAACACTCTTTCAAGTTATTCTGATGAATTCAATTTAAATCTTTCATTAAATGAAAGGTTGTGCATAATGTTCAAAAAGTTATATGATGATTTTAATAACAATCTTATAACTTCAGAAGAACTTGGAAAAGAAATTTACACTTTATGTAAAAAATTTAATGTTTCGAATAAAGAGATAATTAAAAATCTTATGGTTATGAGAGACATAATTTAGTTATATTTAAAATAATTTAATTTAACAAATTAAATTATAGATTTTTGTCATTGAAATGAAGGATTATAATAAAAAATCTTGACAGTTGGACTTCTATTTTTATTCTGTAAATAATTTTTTCATAAACTCTGTAATGCAAATTAAAAATAGTTTATTTAAACTAATTAATTAAAACCATAAGTTCTGATTTTCAAGATATAATCATTAAATTTTTTAATAGAATGTACAAGATCTTCATATTCTGGATACGAGATATTAGAATATTGAATATTTGTGTTAATAGCGTTGATAAGGAATTTATCTTTATAAGAAGAAGATAGAAAATTTTTCAAAGAATTTTTAGAATTAATATTCTTAATATTGAATCTTGATTCTCGTAGATCGATAAATCTAAGTGACTCAATATCTTTCAATTTCTCAAATATTTCATTGTTATAGTAAGTCATATACTTAATGATCAATATTTGTATACACTTATACTTCTTACATACATTGGCAATTTTATTAATTTGTTTAGGATCAAGATTTTCAACGATTAGGACCGAATAGAAATTGAAATTAATGGTGTCAATATCAGTTTTTCTTTTTGTTTTTATCACTGACTTGTATAAAATTCTATTCTGTAAAGTATTCTTTTTATCAGCAAGTCTAAGTATTGATTTTTTTCCAGAAGGGAATAATATACATAATTTATTGTAAATGTCATCAGAATAATCAATAATATAATTCTTAAAACATGCAAGTAAATGATTTACTGTCATTTCAGTCTTTAATAATGAAATAAAAGTATAATGCTTAGTTTCAAATTTTTTTTGTTCCATTAAATTTTTATTTTCACTTTTTTGGTACTGAATGTCATCATAAGTTTTTACTTCACTTGTATATTCATCACTATCATAATAAAAATTAACATTTTCATCAACACCACCTTCATCTTCATCCCTAGAATTTTCGTCGATGCCACCTTCGTCTTCATTGTTAGAATTTTCAAATTCTTCAATAAAATTGTGTCCTTCATAGTGTTCGTTGATATAGTTAATATCCCTAATGATGATATTATTATGTCTCTGATATACATCAGTAAATAATTTGACAAATGGGTAATCTGGGAGCTCTTCTTCATTTGAACCATTGTTAAACACCAATTTACCATCAGTATTTTTATGAATTGTATGATAATTCTTTCCGAAAGAATAGTAATCGTCATAATGTGTTAAATTATCACTAAATGACACTCTTAGAGCAGCACCAGGAACTTTCTTGAAATATTTATGTATGATATTACATAATCTATCACTAAAAATATAATCTTCTTTGCAATCTATATTAATATGTAACAAGACACCTTCAATAATACTAAAGTGTGGAATACCTTCGTTATACTTTTCCAGAAAATATTCGAGATTATCAACAAATTTATCTTGATCATCTTCAGAAGCATAAAAGCAAAGCATCAGGGATAAATTCGAGACACACAATGGGTGCCATTTCCAGAATTCACAGTTATAATATGCATATTTAAATAATCTATCAAAATCATTATTGATTATATCATAGAAATTTTCATTAAAAAATAATTTCAATCTTCTTTGAAACTTCAAAAAATTTTGTTTCTCGATTAAGATTGACATTTTATATTTTTAATATATTATTAGATTTATAAATCAATTTGATTTATAAATCAAGTTTTATCTTCAGAAATTAAGATGATAACTAAAGATAGTTTTGAGCTTAGTTTCTATCTACCAAATTTTTCTTATAAAAAATCATACAATGAAAAATTAGCTTATCTAATTTCAAAAGAACATAATAATGTGAAAACAGTTTATTGGGATGCAGAGTTATTATCTATTAAATATATTAATTTGTTTCCTAATATAGAAACACTTTTTTTGCGAAATAGTTGTTCCCTTAAAATTCCAATTATGAAAAAATTGAAATTATTAGTATTGGAACACTGTAAAACTAAATCATTTAGTGATCTCCCAAATTTTACAGAAATGAAATCTTTAGAAGCACATGAATGTTCTTTCATCGATTTTAAAGGTTTCCCACAAATGAAAAAGTTAGAGAAACTTAGGATTAATAATTGTAATACTTCTTCATTTGAAGGTTTACCGTTATTAGAACAACTTAAGATATTTAACTTTTCATTCAATCAAATAAAATCATTTGATTACTTTTCTTATCAACCTAATCTATTATCAATTACAGGAATTAGTAATAATATTGAAGATATTTCTAGTTTATGTTCTATGAATACATTACGATCATTAATTCTTGACAACAACAATTTAATATCAATAGAAGATATATATCGATTTAAGAATCTATCTTTATTATCATGTGAAGGAAATAAACTTCAACAAATAAATGCTATCCTCAAATTAAAGAATTTAAGAGAAATCTTTTGCAATAATAATCCTTACAAGGAATTGCATCATCCTATAGTACTTAGAATGATATACGAGACTTCTCTTAATACGATCACCGTTTATAATGATGGACAGAACACCCATAATAGAACAATTGAGAATTCTGTATTTGCTTCTATCGAAAAGCTTATTATAAAATATTCTGACCAGACCGGTATCAATAAAAGTTTTAATGAAATCTCTGAAGAATTAATTGATAAAATTAATGAAAAGGCACTAATGTTACTAAGATCATATTGTAATGACAATATTGTTCATAGTAGGATTAATTTGACTTTCTTTCAATTATTTCAAATAATCTATGCAGAAATTAAACATAAGAATTTAACTTGTTTGTATAACCGCCTTGAACAAGAAATTATTGATTCTGAAAATAAATGTTTCACTGGAAGGATTTCTCGCCTAATTAACACATTATCAGGATTCTCTGAAGAAGTAAATATTAATATTTCAGAAACAGATCAGATATGTTCCATTATTCTTTCCATTAAGAATAACATTGAGAATAAAAAGATAACATTCCAAGAAGGGATAGAAAGTGCGACGAAACAATTAAGAGAATTAATAAACAATGAAAATATGATTGAAGCATGGATTAATTCTCTTAAAGAAAGTCTTGAATAATTTGTAATTAAAATAATTACAAGTAAAAGTTAACATTAAAATTATCTATTTTTTCATAAAACCAAAAAAAATACTAGATTCGATATTCTACTTTTATCCACAATGTGATAATGTTAATGAAATCGTTATAAAATATCTTAAAAAACATACAATGGATTGTTTTTTGACGTAACCAATAAAAAGTTCGAATGTGAATCACAATACACTTTTATTAAAATTATTAACTTCGAAAAGAAATTTTACTATTTCAAAAAATCCCTTTGAAGTTTGACTAAATTTAGTTATATACTAAAAATAATAAGAAAATAAAAACCTTGATGCATAACCTCTGTAATCTGGGTCAGGATCTATGGAAAAAACCATTAATAATTCTAATAATGCTTTTTTATATAAATCAAGATCATATAAGATCATATACCCACCCACAATTAGCATAATCATAATATTTCTTATTTATTATATTTTTTATTTTATCTTCACCAGGAAAACAAAGATCTAAACTAGATAAAAATTCTACTATGTATATTAAATATGAGTGGTGTGAACCATGTTTGTAAATATCTTTGTGCAAATCTGTGAATTTTCTGATCAGAAAATTCACAATGTTATGTTCTATTAATTTAATATTTAAATTTCTAAAACATTCATGACTAAGATCAAAATTTAGTACTGTTATAATATTTATATCTTTTTTTTTTATATATTTTTTTGGGTTGAAACTTAAATTTTTGGAAAAGGAAATAATAATCTCTGTATTCTAATAGTGTTTTTTTATAAAGATTTGTAAGACAAGAACTTTTAAGGAAAAATTTACATGTCAACATTAAATTCAAAATAGAATTATAATCTAAATATGAAGCTATATTGATAAGTATATTAGGTAATATATATACAGAAGCAAAAACATTTTCTCCTTTATTTACATCATTTGATATTTCTATATATGTTTCTGGTAAATCTTTATTTAGGGCTTCTTTTAATGTTAATCCTAATCTCATTAATTTCTCATATTTTATATATGTTTCATTTCTTTTTCCGGAAACACAATAGTATATGACACTGGATATTAAATTTAAAGTATCCTCATCATCTGAATTAAAGTTTTTGATAAAATCACATAAAATATTATAACTGGGATATCTATGCATAATACAACTAAAATATAAATTAGTATTTCTATATTTTTCTAATTTTATATCTATATCAAAAATCGATAAATCTGGCTGTTGTAAGCGATAAAATGTTTTAGCATATTCAAAAATAGGTATAAATTTCCATAAATTTTTCAATCCATATTCAAAAAATTTTTCTTGTAAATCTTCAGAATTACATATAAGTTTCACCAAATCAAGTATTGTATCTGATATTATTTCTTGATTTACAAAAATCCTATTGTAAAGTAAATCAGACATAAACTCATTAACAGTTTCTCCTTCTATATTATCATCTGGAAAGTCACGCTCATAATCGTAAAATTCATTAATACAATTAGAATCAGAGAAATAATGGTGTTCTGAGATATAGTCTAAATTAGATAATAATCTATTAAACTCCATATAGTATTCTCATTTCTGAAAAACTTATAAGATTTTTTAATCAAAATAATATTTTTTAATTTTGATTAAAAATACTTTTTCTCTCATAAATTTAAAAAAAATTATCGATGAACAACGAAGAAAATCTGGATTTAACAAATGATGATTCTTCATCAGAATCTTCTTCCAATAAGTCGTCATATAATTCATATGACGACTCTGATTCTGATGATGAATTATACTACTGTAATAAAAAATTTAAAAATAGAATCTTGAAAAGTAAAGCATCAAAAATAGACGAGGATGATTTTTTAAGATATGAACGTAAATATCGTAATATGGATAGTTTATATGCTGAAGAAGCATGTGTTACTCTACCAGAGTCTACGAAATTAGATATTAAGTGTATATCATGTAGTGGTATTGCAAATATTGAGAATATTCATATATTTCCTAACTTAAAGGAATTGCAGTGCTTAGAAGAATATTATGAAGATAAATTTATAGCGTGGTTATATCCAATTGAACCTAAATTTTTAATACACAATCAAAAATTAAAATATCTACACTGTTATTTTTATAATTTTGAGGGTTTAACAGAACTTAAAAATATTAAGAGTATCACATACACCAGTATGTTTGGTGATGGACCTTATGATGCCATTGTCAAATACGATCAAATTTTTGTATATTCTTTTCAGAATAGAAATTCATATAAAGAAATTAATGATTACATCTATAATAATATTTTCAAACAAAAAACAGAAAAAGTTATTCCAGAATCGACCATTATGGATCCGTCAATTATTTATGAATTAAATTATCCTTATTATTCACATGGAAATACAAAATCATATAAGGGTCTTGAAAAGATAACAAATATTTTATCATGTGATTTTTCTAATATTTCCTTATGCAACATCACTACTGATGATGCGCCTTATTTTCAAAATATTGTAAATTGGAGACAAGGTGGGGGAAGATTTAATGAAGATATGGAAGAATTCGTAAATGTTTTTCCCAATATTGAAATTTTACATTTCGATTATGGATATCACAATTATGATTTATTTAGTAATCTAGAAATTTATGTTCCTAATCTTAAAGTATTAAGTATTTTTGATGAAGGTACAGTAATTTTTGACGAAAGAAAAACTCATAAATACTGTGAAGATCATAATAGTGAAAATCATGAATGCACATACACTGATTTTAGAGATGATATTGTTAATTCTATTTCTAACTTAGACAAACTTGAAATATTTATATATGAATATTGCGTTAATATTTCCGATACCTGTATATTTTCTATCAAAAGATTTCTAAGAATACTGGAAAATCTTAATAATTTGAAATATTTTTATATTGTAGATTTTCGTGAATGTAAAGAAAGAAAGATAATACCCTTAGATGAAATCAATGATAAATGTAAAGAAAAAGGAATTAAATTTTTCCATAATTAAATTTTATAGTAAAGATTTACTATAAAAATTTCTAATAAAGATTGGTTGGTTGATGATAAACCACAAGAAAAACTTCTAAAATTCTTAATTACGATTATTCAAAGAATATCTTCATTTCAATTTTGATCGGAAAATACATTTTTTAATTCAAATTGAAATAAATTAGAATAAAGAGCAATAAAGAAAATATGGATTTAGCAAGTGATTCATTTTCCAATAAATTGCCAGAAAAACTTCCTAAATTTCTTAGTTATGATGAATTTATTCAAAATTCTGACAACTTCAATGATAATATTTATCCTTTTCCATCTACTAGTAATAAAATCAAAGAATTAAAAAAATTAATTAAAACTCCCAATTTTGAAAAAGTTGTTGAAAGACAAATACAAGAAACTACAGTCCTTGTAAGTAAAGTTGTATATGAAAAATTACTTAGTAAATTTATTAATTATATTATCGAGAATACAAATAATGATACATTAAGAGGAATCTATCAAGGATTTCTAAACCAGAATGAGGATTCGAGGGATCTTCTTATTAAACGTCTATTGGAAAAAAGACCAATAGTCTTCTTTAATTCTAATGATATATGCCTATTTAGGGGAAATAATAAGTCTCAGTCCTGTATTAGTAAAAGATATGAGATGGTTGTATTTGATGAAAAATACAACTATTTGGATGTAAATGAATATATAACTTATGATGAAATGGAGATTTCAGCTTTAATTAATGTAGCAGTACCAACATTCTTTATCGATGATGGTAGGAGAAATAAGAAGAATCAAGGAATGGAGTATGAACAAGAATGTATTCTTGTTAGCCTTATAGGTTGTCGGTTTGAAAATAGATATATGGAGACCAAATACATAACAGTAAATAGAACGATAAATAATAATTACATTGGAAATGTCCTTACGGGTAAAAAATTATCATCATATCTAGATATGATGAGTGAATTTTATAATTCTATTAATGATAAAATAGACAGTATTAATAGTTATGAAAAAATTATCAATAATTATCAAAGTGAATATGTGAAAAGATATATAAGATATACTCTGGATAGTTTATTTGATGTTTATATTTTTAATGAGAGAATTAGATTGACTCTTGAACCTTTCTTTACTTATGCTGATAATACTGGTAGAACTAGGGGGTGTAAAAGTTTATATCTGTCTTATAGGAATAGGTCTCGGTGTTTGGAAAAAGATAGACTATCAAAGTGTCGCTATGTTAAATGTCATAGAAGATATTTTTGAGATGAATAAATATAATAATATTTACATCGTTGATCTCTCATATTATTATGGTTTAGATACTAAATTAGAACTCGTAAATGAAAAATACAATATTATTACAAGTAAATTTGAAAAAGCGGAAAGTATCGCATTAAGAGAGAAAAAAATTAAAGAATCAAAACTTCAAATCAGGACATCAAAACCTACAGAGAAATCTATTCTTATAACATCATATGCATGGGATTCAAATTCTTTTCCCGGTAATGAATATTGGTTGAGAGATTTTACTTCTAGTGATGATCCTGTAACAGCTTTTTCTTCTACTATACAAGAGATGCAAAATCCTTATGTCAATACAATTTTTACCTCAAATATATCTGTATTATAATTTTGATATAAAATTCTTAATATTTGTAATTTAATTAAATTACAAGTGCTAGAATGGTTGTATTAGAGTATCCTGATTTGATCAACCTTACAGAAGATTTTGATTATAGTACCATAACTGAAATTATCGTTGAAGATTATTCTTTAAGAGATCTGCAAGAATTAAAACTTTCCAGATTCATTAATGTAAAAAAATTCTCTTGACATTTTAATAAATTAACAAGCCTTGAAGGAATTTCAGGTCTAATAAACTTAGAAGTATATTCTATGATGGTAATAAATTAACAAGCCTTGAAGGAATTTCTTCTCTGACTAAATTAAAAAAATTATACTGTGACAATAATCTTTTAACAAATCTTAAAGAAATTTCTAATCTTGTTAATTTAGAAAAATTATATTGTGGTGGTAATAAATTGACAAATCTTGATGATATTTCTTCATTGAAAAATCTTAAAACATTGTGGTTATGTGGAAACTTTAACATAACCACACTTAAACCTATTACATCGCTTAAATTGAAGAAATTATACTTTGAACAATGTTCGGTGGACATCAAAGAAATTTCATCAATGATTTCTTTGGAATCACTAGATGTTTTTCCATGAATAGTGACATAAGTTTGAAAGAAATTAGTTCATTATCTAATTTGACATTGTAGTGGTAATAATTTAATGAACACCAAAGATCTATCGCTATTAGTCAAATTAAAAAAATTATACATAAGAGATATAAAATTATGTAATCTTGATGATATTGTTAATTTAGTTAATCTAAAAACATTATCTTGTCGTAATTGTGAATTAATAAATATTAAGGGAATTTCAAAATTAGTCAATTTGAGAGTTTTTTCGTGTATGGGAAATAAATTAAGTAATCTTGAAGAAATTTCATCATTAAATAATTTATATCATTTTGATTGTTCTGATAATATGTTAGTGGATATTGAAGAGGTTTCAGACTTGGTTAATTTGACATATATTAACTGTCAAAATAATCGACTGAAAAATTTAAATCCATTAATTAATTTGTGTAGATTGATCTATTTAAATTGTGATAGGAATCCTTTCGAAGAACCTCATCATCCTGCTATTATGAGATTTTTCAGAAGACCTCAGATGAATCATAATATATATTCTAATTCCCAAAATGTACATGATAATAATATTAGTATTTCAGTAATAAAATCAATTCAGAATCTTATGAAAAGTAACAGTAAAGAATTACATGACAAAGATACTATAATTCGTGATCTCTTGAGTAAAATAGATAATAAAACAGTAGATATACTTCTGAATTATTTTGATATAGAAGATGTCCATAGTTATTATTCTATGAAATACTTTGAAGTGTTTCAATTAGTATTTGCCGAAATGGTAAAACTGAATAATGATGATCTGTATATCAGACTTGAAGAAGAGATAAAGATTCCGATTGTAAATGTTTCTCTGAAAGAATAACACGTACAGTAAATATCCTCAGTGGATATTCTGAAAATGTATCCATTAGTATTTCTGAACAAGATCAAATTTCAGGTATACTCATTAACATTAAAAATAAAATAAACTCTAAAATACTGAATGTTGAAGAAGGTCTTCAAATGGCAGACACTTTACTCTCTGATCTTAACGTAGAACATATGACGAAAAAAGTTTGGTTAAATTCATTTAGAGAAGAATTTAAATAAATGGTATTTAATTCCTGGAATAGTTACTGTTATTTTGAAAAAGAAGAAGTCTGGAACCATTAAGACTTTCTCTGAATTGTATCTTGAATAAAATAATTTTAATTAGATTTAATTAAAATTGATCACAAATTTGAGTATTTTGTTAAGGTCCAAAAATGAATACCTTAAGTTACAAAGAATTAATTTCTTTATCTGAAGATTTTGATTATGGTTCCGTAATTGAAGTTAATATTCAACATTCCAAGTTAAGAAGTTTAACCGAATTAAAATTAGAAAGATTTTATAATCTACAAAATTTAAATTGCAATTTAAATGATTTAAACAATCTTGATGGTCTTTCTAATTGTACTTCTTTACAAAATTTAAAATGTTCTGGTAATCAAATAAATAACCTTGATGGACTTTCTAATTGTATTTCTTTACAAAATTTAGAATGTTCTAGTAATCAAATAACTAGCCTTGATGGACTTTCTAATTGTATTTCTTTAATTGAATTAGATTGTGAAAATAATCAAATAATTAGCCTTGATGGACTTTCTAATTGTATTTCTTTACAAAGATTAGATTGTAAATACAACAAATTGACTAACCTTAATGGACTTTCTAATTGTAAATCTTTACAAATTTTGTATTGTAAAAATAATAAATTAAAAAATCTTGACGGACTTTCTAATTGTATTTCTTTACAGGAACTAAATTGTAAATATAATAAATTAAAAAATCTTAACGGACTTTCTGATTGTATTTCTTTACAGGAACTAAATTGTAAAAATAATAAATTAAAAAATCTTGATGGGCTTTCTAATTGTACTTCTTTACAAGATTTAGATTGTAGATATAATAAATTAAAAAATCTTAATGGACTTTCTGATTGTATTTCTTTACAGGAACTAAATTGTAAAAATAATAAATTAAAAAATCTTGATGGGCTTTCTAATTGTACTTCTTTACAAGATTTAGATTGTAGATATAATAAATTAAAAAATTTTGATGGGCTTTCTAATTGTACTTCTTTACAAAAATTAAATTGTATATATAATAAATTAAAAAATCTTGATGGACTTTCTAATTGTACTTCTTTAAATTATTTAAGTTGTTATAATAATAAATTAAAAAATCTTGATGGGCTTTCTAATTGTACTTCTTTACAAGATTTAGATTGTAAAAATAATAAATTAAAAAATTTTGATGGGCTTTCTAATTGTATTTCTTTACAAGAATTAAGTTGTTATAATAATAAATTAAAAAATCTTGATGGACTTTCTAATTGTATTTCTTTACAAGAATTAGATTGTTCTCATAATAAATTAAAAAATCTTGATGGACTTTCTAATTGTACTTCTTTAAAAGAATTAAGTTGTGGACATAATCAATTAAAATCTCTGTTACCAATTAGAAATTTGAGAAACTTGGAATATATTTATTATGACGGAAATCTTTTTGAAGGACCTCATCATCCCTCCGTCATAAGAATTCTTTGTAGAAATAAAAAAATAAATAACATTTACAATAACAACCAGAATGTACATGATTCAGAAATTAACATTAGTATTAATTGTTCAATTAATAACCTATTGAAAGTTCATAGTAATTCTATTAAGGGTGAACAAGAAATAATTAGTAAGCTATCAGATCTTAAATTTTCTAGAATTGAAGATCTCTTAAAATATTTTAATATCAAAGATATTCATTCTTACTTTAATATGACTTACTTTGAAGTATTTCAATTAGTATTTGCTGAGATAGAAAGACTTAATTATGAGCCTGAAATTCTTAAACGTTTAGAGGAAGAACTTAAAGATTCTAAAGGTAAATGTTTTACTGGTTACCTTAACAGAACTGTCAATTGTTTGAACTCCTTTTCTGAACATGTAAGTATTAGAATTTCAGATAATTCTCAGATTAATGTTGTAATGTCATTAATTAAAAATGATTATGAAAAAGGTAAAATTAAAACAGAAGATTTATTAGATACTGTTAAAAGAAGACTACATGAGTACGACGTTAAAGAAGAAGTCATTGAGTTTTATCTTAAGACTTTCTCTGAATTGTACCTTGAATAAAATGATTTTAATTAGATTTAATTAAAATTGATTGGGAAAACAATTATTTCATTAAAGTTTAAAACATAATGGCTACATTAAGTTACAAAGAATTAATTTCTTTACCTGAAGATTTTGATCATGGTTCTGTAATTAAAATTGATATTACAGATTGTAAATTAAAAAGTTTAATTGAATTGAAATTAGAAAGATTTTATAATTTACAAGAATTAAATTGCAATAACAATATATTAACAAATCTTGATGGAATTTCTAAGTGTAGGTCTTTACGAAAATTATATTGTCGTCATAATAATTTGACTAGTCTTAATGGACTTTCTAAATATACTTTTTTAGAGGTGTTGGATTGTTCTTGGAATCAATTAACTAACCTTAATGAACTTTCTAATTGTACTTTTTTACAAAAATTATTGTGTGATCGCAATAAATTGACTAATCTTAATGAACTTTCTAAATGTACTGCTTTACAAAAATTAGATTGTTCTTGGAATCAAATAATTAATCTTAATGGACTTTCTAATTGTACTGCTTTACAAAAATTAGATTGTTCTTGGAATCAAATAATTAATCTTAATGGACTTTCTAATTGTACTGCTTTACAAGATTTAAATTGTAAGAAGAATAAATTAATTAATCTTAATGGACTTTCTAAATGTACTGCTTTACAAGATTTAGATTGTAGTGATAATCAATTACAAAATCTTAATGGACTTTCTAATTGTACTGCTTTACAAAAATTAAATTGTAAGAATAATAAATTAATTAATCTTAATGGACTTTCTAATTGTACTGCTTTACAAGATTTAGATTGTAGTGATAATCAATTACAAAATCTTAATGGACTTTCTAATTGTACTTCTTTAAAAGAATTAAGATGTTATGTTAACAAATTAATTAATCTTAATGAACTTTCTAATTGTACTGCTTTACAAGATTTAAATTGTAAGAATAATAAATTAACTAATCTTAATGGACTTTCTAATTGTACTGCTTTACAAAAATTAGAATGTTCTTATAATAAATTGACTAATCTTAATGGACTTTCTAAATGTACTTCTTTACAAAAATTAGAATGTACACATAATGAATTAACTAATCTTAATGGACTTTCTAATTGTACTTCTTTAAAAGAATTATATTGTATTGTTAACAAATTAAGTAATCTTGATGGACTTTCTAATTGTACTGCTTTGCAATATTTATATTGTGAGCGCAATAAATTGACTAATCTTGATTCTCTTTCTAATTGTACTGCTTTGCAATATTTATATTGTGAAAAGAATCAATTAACTAATATTGATGGGCTTTCTAATTGTACTTCTTTACAAGTATTATCATGTGAAGGTAATCAAATAAAAAATCTTAATGGACTTTCTAATTGTACTTCTTTACAAAAATTATATTGTTGGAAAAATCAATTAACTAACTTTGATGGTCTTTCTAATTGTACTTCTTTACAATTATTATGGAGTAGTGATAATAAATTAAGTAGTCTTGATGGACTTTCTAATTGTACTTCTTTACAAAATTTAAATTGTAAACGTAATAAGATAAATAATCTTGATGGGCTTTCTAATTGTATTTCTTTACAAGATTTAAATTGCAGTTTTAATGAATTAACTAGTCTTGATGGGCTTTCTAATTGTACTTCTTTACGAAAATTATATTGCAGTTTTAATATGTTAAAAAGTCTTGTCAGGCTTTCTAATTATACTTCTTTAGAAGAATTAAATTGTTCTTGTAATAATATAACTAATTTTATCGGACTTTCTAATCTTACATCTTTACAAAAAATAGTATGTGATGATAACCAATTAACTAATCTTGATAGTTTTTCTAATTGTACTTCTTTACAAGAATTAAATTGTGAGAATAATCAAATAAAATCTCTTTTACCGATCAGAAATTTAAGAAACTTGAGATATTTTTCTTATAACCATAATCCTTTTGATGGACCTCATCACCCTTCTGTTTTAAGAATTATTAATAGAGATATCATAGTAAATATAGTAAATACCATTTTTTATTATATCACTGATTTAAGAATTATTAACAGTGATAACCAAAATGTACATGATTCAGAAATTAATAGAAGTGTTAATACTTCAATTAATAACTTATTGAAAATTCATAGTAATTCTATTAGGTGTGAAAAAGAAATAATCAATAAGTTAAATGAGCTTAAATTTGCAAGAGTTAAAGATCTGTTGAATTATTTCGATATTAAAGATGTTCATTCCTACTTTAATATGACTTACTTTGAAGTATTTCAATTAGTATTTGCTGAAATAGAAAGACTTAATTATGACCCTGAAATTCTTAAACGTTTAGAAGAAGAACTTATAGATTTTGAAGATAAATGTTTTACAGAGAGAATTAGTAGAACTGTCAATTTATTAAATGGATTTTCAGATCTTGTAACAGAATCAAATACTCCATAAATTAATGCTGTAATGTTATTAATTAAAAATGATTATGAGAGAGGTAAAATTAAATTAGAAGATTTACTAGATACTGTTAAAAGAAGACTTGAAGAGTACAATATTAAAAATAATACTATATAATTTTAAATAATTATTTTCTCTAAGATTTAATTTGAATAAAATGATTTTAATTAAATTTAATTAAAATTGACTGGGAAAACGAGCATTTCAATGAAAATTCAAAAATACAATGACTACATTGAATTACAAAGAATTAATTTCTTTACCTGAAGATTTTGATCATAGTTCTGTAATTAAAATTGATATTAGAGATTGTAAATTAAAAAGTTTAATTGAATTGAAATTAGAAAGATTTACTAATTTACAACAATTAGATTGCAGTTTAAATAATTTAAAAAATCTTGATTGTCTTTCCAACCGTATTTCTTTACAAGAATTAAGTTGTTATAATAATAAATTAAAAAATCTTGATTGTCTTTCTAATTGTACTTCTTTGCAAAAATTAATTTGCAGTAATAATAAATTAAGTAATCTTGATTGTCTTTCTAATTGTACTTCTTTACAAGAATTATGGTGTAGTAATAATAAATTAAGTAATCTTGATTGTCTTTCTAATTGTACTTCTTTACAAAAATTAAATTGTCTTCATAATAAATTAAGTAATCTTGATTGTCTTTCTAATTGTACTTCTTTACAAACTTTGTATTGTTATAATAATAAATTAAAAAATCTTGATTGTCTTTCTAATTGTGTTTCTTTACAAGATTTAGATTGTTCTCATAATAAATTAAGTAATCTTGATTGTCTTTCTAATTGTACTTCTTTACAAACTTTGTATTGTTATAATAATAAATTAAAAAATCTTGATGGGCTTTCTAATTGTATTTCTTTACAAGATTTAGATTGTTCTCATAACCAATTAACTAATATTGATGGACTTTCTAATTGTACTTCTTTACGAAAATTAGAATGTTATAATAATAAATTAAAAAATCTTGATGGACTTTCTAATTGTACTTCTTTACGAAAATTAGAATGTAGATATAATAAATTAAAAAATCTTGATGGACTTTCTAATTGTACTTCTTTAAAAAAATTAAGTTGTTATAATAATAAATTAAAAAATCTTGATTGTCTTTCTAATTGTATTTCTTTAAAAGAATTATATTGTAAAAATAATAAATTACAAAATCTTAATGGACTTTCTAATTGTACTGCTTTACAAGATTTAGATTGTAGTTATAATAAATTAAAAAATTTTGATGGGCTTTCTAATTGTACTGCTTTACAATATTTAAGATGTTGTAAGAATAAATTAAAAAATCTTGATGGGCTTTCTAATTGTACTTCTTTAAATTATTTAAACTGTTATAATAATAAATTAAAAAATTTTGATGGGCTTTCTAATTGTACTTCTTTACGAAAATTAGAATGTAGTTTTAATAAATTAATTAATCTTGATGGACTTTCTAATTGTACTTCTTTACGAAAATTAGATTGTAGATTTAATCAATTAAAAACCCTTTTACCAATTAGAAATTTAAGAAATTTAAATGATATTGATTGCACTAATAATCCATTTGAAGGACCTCATCATCCTGCTGTATTGAGAATTCTTAACGGAAATGAATATATTGGTAACATTTACATTGACAATCAGAATGTACATGATTCAGAAATTAATATTAGTGTTAACACTTCAATTAATAATCTACTGAAAGTTCATAATAAATCTATTAAGACAGAAAAAGAAATAATCAATAAATTAATTGACCTTGAGTTTTCTGAAATTGAAGATCTGATGAATTATTTCAATAATAAAGATGTTCATTCTTACTTTAACATGACTTACTTTGAAGTATTTCAATTAATATTTGCTGAAATAGAAAGACTTGATTTTAATCCTGAAATTCTTAAATGTTTAGAAGAAGAACTTAAAGATTCTGAAGGTAAATGTTTTACAGGACGCCTTAACAGAACTGTCAATTGTTTGAACTCCTTTTCTGAACATGTAAATATTAGAATTTCAGATAATTCCCAGATTAATGCTGTAATGTCAATGATTAAAAATGATTATGAAAGAGGTAAAATTAAAACAGAAGATTTATTAGATACTGTTAAAAGAAGATTACATGAGTACGACGTTAAAGAAGAAGACATTGAGTTTTATCTTAAAACTTTCTCTGAGTTGTACCTTGAATAAAATAATTTTAATTAGATTTAATTAAAATTGATTGAAAAATCGAGTATTTTGTTAAAATTCAAAAATGACTACATTGAGTTACAAAGAATTAATTTCTTTACCCGAAGATTTCGATTACAGTTCTGTAATTAAAATTGATGTTTCGCGATGCAAATTGAGAAGTTTAATTGAATTGAAATTAGAAAGATTTACTAATTTACAAGAATTAAATTGCAGTTATAATAAATTAACTAACCTTTACGGACTTTCTAATTGTAAGTCTTTACAAGAATTAAATTGTGAAAAAAATCGAATAACTAAACTCGATGGTATTTCTAATTGTACTTCTTTACAGAGATTACTATGCTACAGCAATCATTTAACTAATCTTAATGATATTTCTAATTGTATTTCTTTGCAGTCTTTAAATTGTTCTCGAAATTTATTAACTGATATCGATGGAATTGCTAAATGTATTTCTTTAGAAACATTGTGTTTAGATTCTAATTATTTAGAAAATCTTGATGGACTTATTAATTGTAGATCTTTAGAAGTTTTAACTTGTGATTTTAATGAATTAGAAAATCTCCATGGACTTACTAACTGTACTTCTTTAGAAAATTTAATTTGTGATTTTAATGAATTAGAAAATCTTGACGGACTTTCTAATTGTACTTCTTTAAAATATTTACAATGTGGCTGTAATAAATTAGAAAATCTTAATGCACTTTCAAATTGTAAATCTTTACAATTATTGAAGTGTTCTCAAAATCTATTAACTAATATCGATCCTCTTGCTAATTGTACTTCTTTGAGAGATCTATATTGCGATGATAATAAAATAACAACCCTTTTACCAATTAGAAATTTAAGAAATTTAAATTATGTAAATTATCATGGTAATCCCTTTGAAGGGCCTCATCATCCAGCTATTTTGAGAATTCTTAATAGAAATGAAAATAATACCATTTACAATGACTATCAGAATGTACATGATTCAAAAATTAACACCAGTGTTAATTCTTCAATTAATAATTTATTGAAAGCTCATAGTAATTCTATTAAGAGTGAAGAAGAAATAATTAGTAAGCTAAATGAGCTTAAGTTTCCTAGAATTGAAAATTTAAAAACTTGGTTCAATAATAAAGATGTTCATTCTTACTTTAACATGACTTACTTTGAAGTATTTCAATTAGTATTTGCTGAGATAGAAAGACTTAATTACGACCCTGAAATTATTAAACGTTTAGAGGAAGAACTTAAAGATTCTGAAGGTATGTGTTTTACGGGTTACCTTAACAGAACTGTTAATTGTTTGAACTCTTTTTCTGAGCATGTAAGTATCAAAATTTCAGATATTTTCCAGATTAATGCCGTTATGTCAATAATTATGAATGATTATGAGAAAGGTAAAATTAAGAAAGAAGAACTACTAGATACTGTTAAAAGAAGACTAAAAGAGTACAATACTAAAGAAGAAGACATTGAGTTTTATCTTAAGACTTTCTCTGAGTTGTACCTTGAATAAATATTATTTAATTAAATCTAATTAAATAAGTAATTTTGAATGAAAATTTGGGTATTTGTTAAATTTCAAAAATGACTCTTTGTGTTACAAAGAATTAATTTCTTTACCTGAAAATTTTAATTACAGTTCTGTAATTAAAATTAATGTTATGGATTGCAAATTAAGAAGTTTAACTGAATTAAAATTAGAAAGATTTACTAATTTACAAGAATTAAATTGCAGTGCAATTTATTAAGTAATCTTATTAGATTTTCTAATTGTACTTCATTAGAAGAATTAGATTGTACTATTAATAAATTAAAAATCTTAATGGACTTTCTAATTGTATTTCTTTGAAAGAATTATGGTGTGAAGATAACCAAATAACATCACTTTTACCAATTAGGAATTTAAGAAATTTATCTTATATTAGATATAATGATAACCCTTTTGAAGTACCTCATCATCCTGCTGTATTGAGAATTCTTAATGGAAATAGATACACCAGCAATATTTACAATGATACTCAAAATGTACACGATTCAGAAATTAATATTAGTGTTAATACTTCAATTAGTGATTTGTTGAAAGTTCATCTTTACTCTTAATAAAATTACTATGAGCTTTCAGTTTATATATTTTTGTTAATTTGTTATTTAATTTGACTTTTATAAATTAAAACAAACAAGAATTCCTCAAATATTTTATAATCTTTTCCAAAATCTTCTTTGAATATAACCATTAAATGAGAAAATTTAAATTAATTTTTCAGAAAAGTACAAATCAGTGAAAATCTGTTAAATATATTTCAATAGTTTTTTCAGATTATAGTTCATCAAGTTATTTACTATGGTGAAGTTTAATATTTTCACGAAAACTATAAAAGTTCATTTGTATTAAAATTTAATACAATTTATTTTCCAAGGATCATTTTAATGGTTTTTGAAATATAATCATCAAGATTTTTGGTCCTTAAGTACCATTTTTCTAAAATTTCTTTTACGATTTTTTTATCAGAATTTCTCATAAATTTTGATAAAAAATGATCATGTAACATTGTAATAAAAAAGGAATCGATGTTATTCAGATCAATTAAAGATGTAAAAGTAAAATTATCTTCATCTAATCCTAAAATAACATTATTTCCATAATTGGATCTCAAAAAAATAAAATTACGAAATGCATTATCAGAATTTTTGAATAATGCCCTGAAAGTGAAACTTTCAAGAAATGAAATTCTTGTTTCGTGATCATTAAGTAACTCAATTACATCATCTTGATCGATAATGTATTCAAGGTTTTTATTTTTTGTAAGTTCCGAAACTTTCTTCCAATTTACAACTTTTGTTTCAGACCATTTCTTTGAACTTCTTATTTCAAAAGGAATTATATTTTTAGGTTTGAACAGTAATTTTGAAATTAAGAAACAATACTTTTTCGAAAAATCTTTGATATAGTTTCTTGATCCTAATCCAGAAACTATTTCAGAATTTGGAAATAAATGATATATTTTTTGTTCTACTACACCGATACCGAGAACGTTCTTCTTATAATCTTGAATTTTAATAGTTTCTCCTAAATTATCACATTTAATAAATGGGCCTTTTACACAATAATAATGATTATTCCATTTTGCAATGTAAGTATCGCATCTTGAATAGCCGGTTACTAACTGACACCTTATAATAAATTGTAATTGATTTTCTTTTTCAATATTGGTCGGAAAAGGAATCTCATCTGTACTCTTAAAAAATGAAATATCAGAAGCATGTAAATCTCTTTCAATATATTTGGAAATATATGTTTTTTTAAAATCTTCATTGGTGAATTCCCATTCATTATTAACTAAAGCTCCTTCAATGGCGAATTTAGAAAAATTATTTATTGAATGAAACCCAGCATGTTTATCATAACAGAATTCATCAATTATCATTCTACTTACATTTTTTATGTTGTTCACAAAAAAATTATCAATGGTTTCAATCTTAAATTTTTGAAAATCTTTTTTATTAAAATCTTGTATTAGCGATCCATTAACAGAAATTTTATCATGATCGTAAAATAAATAATGGATTAGAATTCCGTAAGTTAACCAACTTTCTCTGAGATTCTTAATATGTTCAAAAAAATATAGACAATTATTATATATTTCATTAAATTTATCCTTTTCAATCCTACTTTTTATCGTTTCATTAGCTATGAAATTAATAATATTGAAAATAAAATATTCTATTTTGGTTTTCCTGGTAATTTTAGATTTAAATTTCTTGATATGATATTTTTCTACAAATTTTCTTAAAACGGAAAATACATTAATATTTTTGATTATTATTAATTCAATTATTTCAGATAATTCTAATTTGAGTTCTTCAGTGATATCTTCATATTGATATTTTTTAAAAAATAAATTTAAGACATTCTTTGAATAGTCATCAATAATTAAATCTTTTACTAAATTGTAATCACTTATTGCATTAATATGAGAAAGTTCTCTAGAATGTTTAGAATTCGAAAGTAAATACACTATTTTAAGTAAAATTGTAAAATTAGGATCATCTATAAGATCTTCTTCATAAGAATCTTTTTCATTAAAAGATTTCATATTCAAAAGCTCTGTAAATAAAGCATTGAAATGATGTAATATATCGAACATTGCAGGACCACAATCTTCAAAAACTATTACCATGAGTCTATGAATTAAATTTGTAAATATAGATTTTCCATTATCGATGTAATTGAAAAGATAAAGTTCTGTAGCACAATAAGAAGATTCGTCATTCATTGACCTTCTTATATATTTCTGTAATGCGGATTTTATTAATGATACATCATATCCATGAACAGTAATTGATTTCCTAAAATTTGGAACCATTTCAAAATAATCTTCAATGATTTCATATTTCATTTTTTAATAATGGTTTGCGCTAGATTTTTTAATCAAAATAATTTTTTAATATTTTGATTAAAAAATCTTAATCTATGACCACTTTAAATTTTTGCCAAGTATTTGACATTTCCAAAAATTATAAATTTGACAGACTTGTTAATTATAAAATTTCATAACAATTATTTTATCATTTAAGTTTTCATGGAATAATAAATTTAAGATACTCTCATCCTAATAATTCTGAAATAGTAACTGATTATTAGATTTTTTTGATCAAAAAATCTATTATTGTTTAAATTTTAAAACATTCTTAGTAATGGAAATATTAAATTATTCTCAATTAATGGATCTCCCTAAAGATTTTGATTATAGTAAAGTAATTAAAATTGATGTTTCAGAACGTAAATTAAGATGTTTAAGCGAATTAAAATTAGAAAGATTCTACAATTTACAAGAATTAGATTGCAGTTATAATAAGTTAAAAAATCTTAATGGACTTTCTAATTGTACTTCTCTACAAAAACTAAAATGCAATAACAATATTTTGAGTGATCTTAACGAACTCTCTAATTGTATTTCTTTATTAGAGATACATTGCCATAATAATAAATTATTTATACTTATTGGACTTTCAAAGTGTACTTCTTTAGAAAGATTATATTGCGATCGTAATAG